TAATATTACTCCAATGGTACTATAGTTTAAAACAGTTTGTTGTTGAGTGTGTTCTTTCATATGATATGCGGAATAATTCGCATTACTAACTGTTACTGGCTGGCTATTTTGTACGGCTTTGTCTATCCCTTTAAATTCCATAGGTATACCCCCATATATTTATATACTATTATAGCAAAAAATTAAAAGGACTACCAATAGCAGGCAGTCCCTTTGTGTCTTCTTTACTCTTTGTACGTGTACTTTTCTATCCATTTCCGTATCAAATCGGATGGATTGACAGAGAACTTATCACACTTTGTCTGAAAATCGTCTTTTAATTGCTTTGTCAATCGCAAGCGAATAACGGCGTCTTTATGCGGTTTTACATCCATGTTAGCACCTCCTTTGTGTCTACATTATACCACATTTTGAAAAAGTTTGAAAATACCTATTGACAGGATGTAGCTACATGTAGTATCATACAATCAACGCAAGGGACTACAGCGAAAACAAGCACCGAAAATAAATTCAAAAAAGTGCTTGACAAAATGTAGCCACACATGGTAACATGTAGTCAACAAAGGAGGTAGCTACAGAGAACCACAAAATAAAATGTAGCTACATATGGTAACAAAGAAGGGAGAAGAGAAAATATGAAAACAAGGGTAACAGCTAAATGGGTACGCCAACACTTCACAACGATTTACAGTGCAAGCTATTCAGCGCTTTGTGATTTAGAAGCAACACTACCAGCACCAACATACTACACATGTGGTGTATACGGATGGAATGCCGATGTATTCATCATTGATATAGATACAGCGGTTGTAGCAGGATATAGACCATTTGGGAATATCAAGGTAGACACAAAACAACTGGCTAAAATTTTGTCGAAACACGGGGGTTAAACCTCGTGTCTAGGTAGGCTGGCAACCTGCCTACTGATGAGACAAGCCACTTAGTTAAAAGAAGGGAAGTTTTACTATGACAATGACAAGAGAACAGGCAATTTCCAACTACGTTTCCCAGCTCAACAGTGAAGACTTGGTTATGTTAATTAACCACATGAACGGCTACGACGGGTGCTTTGAAGACCAGCATTGGTATGACATGGATGAATTCGATGAACTTTTGTCTAACCATACCCCGTATGAAATTGCTCAAATGATTTTTTACGGCGACGACTTCAATCCTAATCATGACTTTTTTAGAGTCAACGTCTACGGCAACTTAGAGTCTGATGACTGGTACGGTGTCAAGGCAGAAGCAGAAGACTTAGTCGACGACGTTATCGACCACTTAGTCAACTGCTACAGCGGGGATACCCCGTGGCCAGATTTAGACGACCTTGTCGACGCCGACGATGACGCACTCTTTGACGAAAATTATGAAGAAGTAGAAGAAGACCAGTAGCGGATTTAACAGAGTACCCTAGGGTTCTCTCTAGGGTATTCGATTAAGTCCACTAGTGACTTTAATAAATGCAAAAGGAGGTAATTTACTATGACAAACAGAAAATTTTATGCCCAATATTGCCCCTATGGCATTAACGTGTCTTATGCCTCAATGGGAGGTAACGCCTACGAATTTTACGCCTTTGACACAAAGGCAGAAAGAGACACATGGGTAGACACTCACGAATTAAACGGCAGTAACTATGTAGCGTCCTCTGTAACACGGCGCGTAGTTGAAAAGGTTATGGGGAAGTATTTTAAAGTTGTTCACAATTTGTACGGGAATGGCTTAAATGTCATTCTTCGCAAAAACGACTGGGAATATTAAAGGGAGGAAGTATTATGAAATTTTATGAATTATCACAGGAAGTACAAGACAGAGTAGTGGAAAATCAAAGGAACTATGTCACCTCATGCATGGACTGGCTAGAAGATTTGTTCCCCTTGATTAATGACAGGGTAAATGAAGAATATGGACGGATATTTACCGAACCATTCGACGCCCTCATGAACATTCAAGAATTTGAATGGCCTAACAATCTCGTATGGTCTCCTACTTACACTGAATTAGATCTAGCAGTTTTTTCAGAAGCATTGGGGGTTTTTGTCCCTAGCTATAACGCAAGGCTAGAAGTGTCTTCCAATGGTCGTGTGTGGCTGTTTTTCGGGGAATATCAAGCGGACTCAAGTTGGAGAGAGTTCGAGGACGCTTGCACAAAAATTCTGGCAGAAGTCAAGGACGTTATTCTTGACATTGTGTCTGAATACTACGAGGAAGTCACAAGCACGGCCTATATTGAAAGCCAGTTGTGGGAGGAAGACTTTAAACCTAACGGAGATTTTGCGTGGGAACCGCCCGTCCTTACAGACAAAGAGCTAGTTTGCTACCTATTCAATACAGGACGCAAGGAAACCACTACAGGAAATTGGATTTTTGACCTGAAGGACTTAGATGGGCGTACCCCTAAACAGGCCTTAGCACTCCTGTATCGCTCTTCTTGTGGCGACTTTATCCTAGACGCTGAATTTGATGACAAGACCCTAGACGTCATCTTTGCACTCGACGTATGCCCCAATGTTGAACAGGAAGAATACTAGAGATTTAACAGAGGATACTAGCTATCCTTAGTATCCTCGATTAAGTCCCTAGGAGGACTAGTAGAAAAGGGAGGAATTACCATGAAAAAGACCATGACGGAAAAGCAAGTAGATTTTTGTCTCAATGTTTATTCACAAGTACAGGAAGTGTTGTTCTTGCGTCTTCAGTTCGCTGAAGACAGAGAAGTTATCTTTCAGCTTAATCAGCGGACACGTAGCCTAGGCCGGTGTTACGTGTATAGTTCTGATCTGGCGCGCATTGAAATTAGTGAATACGCCTTAGATGACACAGGGATGCCCTTTATGGAAACCCTCGTCCATGAATGTATTCATGCATGTCTACCTATGTACGAACACCACGGCAGTAAATTCAAACAGGCTTGCATAGTGTGTGGGGAGCATTTCGGACTTACTTTGTCCCGTTTAGCGTCCCCTAGTATAACTAAGGCCTTTGTCTCGAATCAGCCTAGGGGCAAGTATAAGGTCGTGTGGGAAGATGGCACTTCTACTTGCTACAAAACAAAGAGGGCATGGGTTGTCAAGGATTTGCTGGCACATGGTGGCTCTCGTGTCTACAAGCTCACTACAGGGGAAACATTAAGGGCCAGCTTGATTGTAAGGGAAGACTAGCATACCGAACAAGTGTTTGATATACTAGAGAAAGAGAACAAGTGTTCGCAATACAGGAGGTGTCGTAATGAATTGTTATGCATATGTAGGAAGGCCCTGCCAGCTAGAGCAGGAAATAGAAGACCTTCAGACACAAGGATATTGTTTGTTCAGCCGCTTCACAGGCTCAGAAGGGGGACGCAAGGTGAAGCAGGAACTAGCTAGGGTACAACAAGCCTTCCCTGACAGGCAGTATGTCGTACTCAAGGGAGGCAAGACCCATAAGGATACATATAAGCAAGCTATATTGTTCAAGTAATAGTAGTAGCAGGTAACTGAATATGAAAAAAAAAGTGTCATTCAGTTACCTGCTATTTTTATACCCTAGTGAACCAAACAGATGTTCTGTTAATTGTCCCACATAAAAGAGAAAGAGGAGGTAGTTAAAATGATGACATTAGAACAACAGTTAGAACTTGAAAAGATGTACAAGAACATTTCCGAAAGCCGTGCTTTACAACTGCTCAACAAGGCGAAAGCGGATGGAGCCTATGAACGGACTCATGTCGGTCAAGGTATCATGAATCACCTAGCAGAAACGTATGCAAAAAATCTGCAAGTCTTTGTAGAAGATTGCGTAAAGCCTAAACGGGGTGTACAACCTGCCTACGCTAAAATCGTCAAAGATTATACCCTAGCTTTAAATGGAGACACACAGAAATTAGCAAGGACTTGCGCTACTTTGTCTCTAAGGCTCACATTAGGTGACATGATGATGCAGAAATACATTGCAAATAACATCGGCAGTAAAATCGGGGTGGACTTAGAGGCTGAAGTACAGGCAACGGCCTTCTTTGACGACAAGGACAACGTCAAGCGCTTTGGAAAGTCCCTAGGCTCTCGTGTCGGCTTCTCCTATCGTCGTATCTTTATGGAACACGTATACAACGGAGTAGGTATGAAATTTGTCAAGCATACAGAGAAGGAAAAAACGGCGTTAGGTATGCAAATGTTGGCCATCCTAGTGGAAACAACGGACTTCTTTGTATTTAGTGAGGATGTGAAGGACAACAAGACACAGCCTTTGCAACTTCTTCCCACAGACATATTTCTAAAAGCTGTGAGCAAGGCAGAAGATAAGAGCATTAGCCTAGCTATCAAGTATGTCCCTACTATTATTCCGCCGAAACCGTGGACTAGTTTTTGGGACGGGGGATACTATGGGGCGTTGTCTCAGCATAGCACTTTGATGCGCTATATACCCTATGCAAGGTCTTCACAGACACGCAAGCTCTACACGGCCAGACTCAACGAACTTGATCTGTCGAGTCTCTACTCAGCTGTCAATGCGATTCAAGCGACAGCCTATAAAATCAACAGGTCTGTCTTAGAAGTAATCAAGCATTATTTAAGTGTCGGTGGGGGCGTAGCAGGACTAGCAGAGACAAAACCACTTGAGCAACTTCCACGTTTCCCACATGACTATGAAGACATAAAGGAAAATGAACTGTTACTCAAGCAGTTCAAGGCACACAAAAAGAAGATGGTAGAAATCATCCACAAGGAAAATCAGCGCAAAGGGAAGGCCCTGAGAGCAGTAATGATTCTCAAAGTAGCTGAGGACTTTGCAAAGTATGACAAGATTTGGTTCCCGATGAACATAGACTTTCGGGGCCGTGTCTATCCAATTCCTACGGGGCTGAATCCTCAAGGGGATGACATGACAAAGGCCCTGCTACAGTATGCTGACCCTGTACCCGTGTCTGCTGAAGATGCTCCCGACGCCCTCAAGTGGCTGTCAATTCATGGAGCAGGGCTGGCAGGTCATGACAAAATTCCTCTGGAAGACCGTGTAGCATGGGTAGAGGAAAACAAGCAGAACATTTTGTCTAGTGCCGAAACCCCATTGGACTTCCCTTGGTGGCAGGAGCAGGACAAGCCGTGGCAGTTTTTAGCGTGGACAATGGAGTACAAGAGGGCCTTGGAATACTTAGATGCCCATAAGACCCTAGCAGGTTTTGACTGCCGTTGTACAATCGCATATGACGGTACTTGCTCAGGACTTCAGCACTACAGTTGTCTGCTCCGTGACCCCGTCGGTGGCTCCTCTGTCAACTTGATTGACCACGACAAACCAGCGGATATTTACAGAGAAGTTTCCGATAAGGTCTTGACAATGGTTAAGAAAGATGCTATAGAAGGAACCTTAAAAGGCAAGGAGCGCAAAGACGGAACGTTCGGGCCAGGAACGAAGCAACTGGCAGAAGCATGGCTCGCTCATGGTATCACTCGCAAGGTGTGCAAGAGGCCTGTCATGACCCTAGCTTACGGAAGTGGGCAGTATGGGTTTGGTGACCAGATTTATGAAGACACCGTAGCGGATAATCCATGCTTTGCTGGTGTCGGCGAAAGACAAGCGTCTCAGTACCTAGCGAAACTTATTTGGAAAGCCGTACAGACGACAGTAGTCGCCGCGATTGAAGGTATGGAGTGCTTGAAGAAGATTGCTACAGCCCTTGCAAAAGCTGATATGCCTGTCGAGTGGGTGACGCCTATGGGCCTGCCTATTCAACAGATGTACCTAGCAAGGAAAACGGAGTCTTTCAGATTGCGCCTTGGTAACTCCTCTACACGCTATCGTATCTATGTGACGACGGTAAGTGAGAATGAGGACGTAGACAGACACAAGCAAGCTACAGGGGTAGCTCCGAACTTTATCCACTCTTTAGATGCTACTCATCTCATGATGAGCATTAATGAAGCAAGTAGACAAGGGTGTGTGAATTTCAGTACCGTTCATGATTCGTTCGGTACTTCCCTCGGTGAAGCGGCTCGATTGCGTCGTATTATTCGACAAGAGTTAGTTAAGTTGTACACTGAACACGATCCCTTAGCTGAGTTCTTGAGACATGCTGAAGAGCTGTTAGGGGAACCGTTAGACATTGAGCTTCCTAAAAAGGGTTCATTAGACATCAAATGCATTTTAGATAGTAAGTTCGTTTTCCACTAGTGCGACTAGAGAAGGAAGTAAGTAGAGACAAAGGTCTTCCTTACTTCCTTCTTCTTTTGTCTACTATAAAGAACGCTTGTTTGGTTAATTGTCCCACAGAGTAGAGGAACCCTAAGTATTCCTAAGTAACTAAAGGAAGGTTATTTAGGAGTAAGTAAGAGTAAGTATAGTTAAGTATTCCTAAGTAGTCCTAGGGCTGAAATTAATTGTCCCACAGAGTAGAGGAAGGAAAGCTTCACTAACTTCTACCTCTGTGTCTAGCCAAAACGCTTGTTTGGTTAATTGTCCCACAGAGTAGAGGAAAGAACACAAATTTCAAAGGAGGGAATTACATGAGCAATCCAAAGAGAGTTTTACGTGATTATGAAAGCGTTAAAGTGGATGTGCAGGATTTTGACCAGATTGAAGGCAATTATGCATATGGAGAAATCCTAAGGCACATGACAGACTTTTTTGGTGTCTTGTGCTATGAAGTGCGCTTGCGAGGGACTGATGTGTCTATCATTGTCAACTGGGACAAAGTGCAGAGAGTCGCAGAAGAAGACAACAAGCATGACAAGCACTACTTAGAAGCTGTTGTAGAGCCTATCAAGGTCATGGAAAAGATGTTTACCAAAGAAGAACTTAAAGGCTTTATCAAAGGTAACATTTTGAAATACCGCTTACGCATGGGACACAAGGACGACATTCAGAAAGAAATGGATAAAATCCGTGTCTATGAGCAGTGGTTGGAGAAGCTGGAAAGAGGTGAAGCACTGATAGATGAGAACTAGAAAACCTTTGTCTATTGGGTTCAACCCGTTACGGGATGATATTGAAGTACCTCAAATCAAGACACAAGGTTCCGCAGGGGCAGACATTGTGATTCCCGACGATGTAACCATTGAGCCTTTTAGTCTTCTTGGTAAGGGTACATTAGTTCCCTTGGGGTTCTCTTTAGATATTCCTGAAGGGATGCAAGTACATATCATGTTACGGTCAAGTGTTGGCTTGAAGACCCCTATCCGTTTGTCTAATGGTGTTGGTCTGATTGATTCAGATTACAAGGGAGAACTCTGCTTACTACTTGATAATTTGTCTAAAAATTCAATTCACATCAAAAGTGGTACTCGGATAGCACAATTAGTGCCTTTTTCTACACTGAAGTGGGGGTTTGAATTAATTGTCCCACAGAGTAGAGGAAGGAAGTATTTTAACCCTATCCAAAATAATAAGCGCAGTGGTGGCTTTGGGTCTACCACAGAAACAAAGGAGACAAAAGCAAATGAAAATTAAAGGTAAAGCATATTGGGCAAAAATTAGAACACCTGAAACATACAATGGCCAGCCTGTAGGCTTCTCGATGCAGGTTTTGATGCCCGATGAAAACTTAGCAAAAATGAAAGCATACTTTGAAGACAAATGCAAAGAAGAATTTGCAGTCAAGAAGATGTTAGGTGACATCACAATGCCGATTAAAACCACAGACGATGGTCTGGAAATGGTCAAGGTAAAAACGAAGCACGTGTATAAAGACAAGGCGACAGGTGTAGAAAAACCGAAGGTTATCCCTGTCTACAATGAATACGGTGAGCTGATTCCTGAAGACGTACTCATTGGTAATGGATCTGACGTAGAAGTTGTCGTCAATCCCAAACTGTACTATGAAAGCACAAAGAAGTGGGGCGTTCGCCTGTACCTTCAGTGCTTGATGGTTACAAATCTCGTTAAGTATTCTAAAGACGGTTCGGACGAACTGACATTTAAGAAACGAGATACAGATGATACAGAAACCACGCTGGACGACGAGGTAGACTTCTAAGTTGTTCACAGGCGGTTTCCATACACCTGCTAAGACAAAACGAAGTAAGTATGAAGACACACTTACTGCTAACCTTGACAAAAAGAATAAAGAATACCATTACGAAGCGTTCTCTCTGGAGTACACAGTAAAGCACAAATATACCCCTGACTTTGTCTTGCCAAATGGCATTATTGTCGAGGCTAAGAATGGGGAAGGTGGCTTTGTCCGTGTTGGTAAAAAAGGGGGATTCTACAGAGGCTCATTGGATAGCGAAGCACGAGGGAAGATGCTAAAGGTAAAACGACAGTATCCCGAACTTGATATACGCTTTGTCTTTCCTAAAGACTTTAAATTTCAAAGTTTGAAGACAACGGCGAGTAAGTGGTGTGAGAAGAATGGCTTTAAGTACCACATTGGAAACACGATCCCTGAGTCTTGGTTTAAAGAAGAGGGCCAAATTAGCCCCAAACTAAAAAAGAAAGGAAAGTGACATGTTTAAATTCAGAGACAGAGAAGAAACTCTCTTCTACTCCTTTGTCTATAAAGAACTCGAAGGAAGAACTGTCTCCGAACTGTTGAAGGAAGCACGAAGAAAAGGAGCGTTTTCGTTACCGTATCACGCTGTAGTTCTCAAGAATGGCGAACTCGACCTCATGCGTCCGTTTGAAGCAGTCGGGGGTAGCGAACTTCCTTATAGTGCTTGTGGCGTTTATATTCTCGTGGATGCTGAATCTAAAGAGTCCTTATCGGCTTTACAGAAGAAGCGGCTGGACGATTTAGTTCAGATGTTCCACGAGGACTATGCAGACATCGTAGAGGAAGAGTTCAACAAAGATGAATTACAGCGAACCGATTAAGACACACCTCCCTTGCCCTGACTGTGGTTCCTCGGATGCCCTGACAGAATACAGTGATGGTCACACATACTGCTTCTCCTGTCAAACGGTACGAGGAGCTACAACAAAGGGGACACATACAGTCGACCTTATACCTCTCACTTCTTTGTCTATTACTCCTCTAAAGCGTCGTGGAATCATGTCTACCACATGTGAAAAGTACCACTACTATACAGGTTATCACAATGGGAAACCTGTGCAGGTAGCGTGTTACTTTGACGACGCAGGGGAGCTGATAGGCCAGAAAGTACGGTATCAAGACAAAACGTTTGAGACGATTGGTAAAATTTCCAAGCGTTTCTTTGGTCAAGAGCTTTTTGAGAGCAGAGGTAAGCTGGTAATCACAGAGGGTGAGATTGATTGTCTCACTGTGTCACAACTACAAAATAACAAATATCCCGTTGTGTCTATCCCTTGTGGGGTGGCCTCGGCAAAGAAAGTATTGACACACAACATGGAGTGGCTCTCACAGTTTGATGAGGTCATTTTGATGTTTGATATGGATGAAGCAGGAAGGAAGGCCATTAAGGAATGTGCTGGACTCCTGAAGGATTTGAAGGTGGCTAATTTACCACTGAAAGACCCTAATGAATGTCTATTAGCCAACAAAGGGCAGTCCGTCATCAATGCTATCTGGAACGCTAAAGCATACAAGCCAGACGGTATTGTAAATGGAGCTGACCTCTGGGAGATGGTAGACAGCGAAGAAGATGAAATGTGCTATACATACCCTTGGGATATTCCGCTGAACGACATGACAAAGGGCCTCCGCAAGGGGGAACTCGTTGTCGTTACCGCAGGTACAGGGGTCGGCAAGACTACGTTTGTAAGACAAATCATGTATGACTTGGGGGTCAAGAAAAATCTCAAAGTAGGATGCATGATGCTTGAGGAAAATGTAAAGCGTACCTCCGTGGGACTTATGTCTATACATACGGGAGTACGATTGCACTTATCAAGACACGCTATCAGTGAAGAAGAGTATCGGAAGGCATTTGATGAGACACTGGGGACAGGAAACTACGTACTCTACAATCACTTTGGAAGTCTTGAGGGTGACAACTTACTGAACAAGATTCGATATTTAGCTATTTCTGAGGAGTGTGACTTCATCGTGCTTGACCATGTGTCTATTGCTATCTCTGGTTTGGAGGGGGACAATGAGCGAAAACTGATTGACTACCTCATGACACAGATGAGGAGCATTGTGGAAGAGACAGGGGTGGGCATGATTGTCATATCACACTTGCGAAGACCTGACAACTCTCAGAAGTCTCATGAAGAAGGTGGTATTACCTCGCTGGCACAGCTCAGAGGTTCCCACGCTATCTCACAACTTTCAGACATCGTACTGGGGCTGGAAAGGAATCAGCAGGAGTCCAATGAAGAGCTGAGAAACACCACTCGTGTACGTGTCTTAAAGAACCGCTTCACAGGTGAGACTGGCATAGGAGGCTACCTGACATACAACAGAAAAACAGATCGCTTGGAAATAGCAGAGAAGGAAGATGATGATGAAGCAGAATTTTAAAATTCCTGTGTATTCTCATGGTGTCACGCTGAATGAAATCCCTGACAAAATCTCACTGGTCATTAACTTAGGAAAATGTGAATGTCATTGCAAGGGGTGTCACAGTGATTACCTGTGGGATACTCATGATTGTGAAGAGCAAACACCTGAAGAGCTTTTGTCTCTCATTAAGAGCTACAAGAGTGTTACCAATACGGTACTCTTCATGGGTGGTAATCGTAATCACATGGACTTTGAAGAATTTGCTGATAGTGTACTGAAGCCTCTCCACAACTTAGGTATCAACATTGGTATCTACTTGGGAGCTTGGGATGCTATGGATTTATTCACAGCTTGTAAGTATTGCCGCTGGGTAAAAGTGGGAGCATACAGAGAAGAGCTGGGAGGTCTGGACAATCCCAACACGAACCAGTTGTTCCTCGAAGTACAGAACTATAAATTTCACAAGGGAGACACAGGATGGAAGTAGACATTTATGTCATTAAAGATTGTATGTATTGTGACACACTACTTAAAGGACTTCCAAAGGTGGTCAAGAAATTCCCGAACGTAGCTTTTAAGGTAATGTGTGTGACTGAATCAAAAGAATTTGACTTGTTCCCTACAGTAGTTGTGGGAGATAAAACTTTGTCTCCGTGCATTTATGCAGAGGACATGGAGAAAGAGGTGAGAAATGCCATTACTTAATTTAACGAAAGAACAGATTGGAGAAAAAATTAAATACATCGACCACTATATCCACAGCCAGAACAGTGCAAGTGGCTCTTTAGTGGATGCTAATGCCAATGTAGATACAAAGAATATTGGTATCTTGGAAGCTGAGATGTACAAGCCTGATACCATTCAGGTAAATCGTGCTTTAGTACAGCGTAAACTCACGGAGATGTATGGTGAGAAGTTAGCTGAGAAGTACATTGAGGACATCGAAGAACATAGAATTTATATCCATGATGAAACTTCCTTACGTCCTTACTGTGCGTCTATCACACTTTTCCCCTTCCTCCTCCATGGTACGAAACCGCTGGGAGGCACAAGTGAAGCACCAAAGAATATCCATAGTTTCTGTGGTTCCTTTGTCAACCTTGTATATCAGGTGGCTTCTGGATTCGCAGGGGCAATCGCTACGGTAGAGTTCCTTCTGTACTTTGATTATTTTGCAAAGAAGACATGGGGTACAGACTACATCGACTTACACACAGCTGACGTTAGACAGGCTTTGCAAGGCGTCGTATATGCTTTGAATCAGCCAGCCTCCGCCCGCGGAAACCAGAGCGTCTTCTGGAATATCTCGGTGCTGGACAGATTTTACTTTGAACAGCTTTTTGGGGGCTTTAAGTTCCCCGATGGCACACAGCCTGTATATGAAGGTTCGTTCCGTAAATTGCAGATGTTCTTTATGGAATGGTTCAGACAAGAGAGAGAACGTGCGTTACTCACGTATCCCGTACTGACCGCTTCCCTCTTGGTGGATGCTGAAGGGAAACCGAAAGACAAACATTTTGCATGGGCTTGTGCTGAAGAAATGTCTAAAGGATTGAGTTTCTTTGTCTATGAAAGCGATAGCGTAGACTCTTTGTCTTCTTGCTGTCGGTTGCGTAATGAGTTCACGGACAACACGTTTTCCTACACATTGGGTGCAGGTGGGGTGTCTACAGGTTCCGTTCAGGTAATCACGGTTAATATGAATCGCTACGTGCAGACAAGGGAAGAGCCTTTTAGTAATCTGATTGATCGAGTACACATGTATCTCTTGACACACAGATCGGTCATTGAGGATTACATTGAAGGTGGCTTACTTCCTGCTTATTCTACAGGATTCATCAGCTTAGACAAACAGTTCTGTACTATTGGTATCAACGGTATGCTGGAGGCTTCTGAGGTTGTAAAGGGAAAAGCAGACACAGACTTTTTCTCGTGGTATCTAAAAGAAATCTATAAAAGCAACAAGGAGTGGAAAGAAGACACAGGGGTTAAGTTCAATACAGAGTTTGTACCTGCTGAAAACTTAGGTGTTAAAAATGCTAAGTGGGACAAAGAAGATGGCTTGAAAGTCCCCCGTGCTTGCTATAACAGCTACTTCTTTCCTGTTGAAGACGATTCCTACAATATCATTGATAAACTTAGACTGCATGGAAAGGAAAATACGCAGTGGCTTGATGGTGGTTCTGCTTGTCATCTCAATCTGGAACAGCTTATGTCTAAAGAACAGGCGTATGACCTGATTTGTATTGCTGGTAAGTTGGGTGTCAACTATTGG